GGAGTGATATAGATGTTTTTATTGCAGGTATTAGGAAATGTATTTTCTGCGTTTGCTATCGTTATGCTGATTGTTGGCGTTCTTATCGTGATATCAGTAATTGCTATTGCAGTTTTCGTTATTGTGTCGGTCGCTGTGAATGGCATAGAAGAAGATAAGGAGAATAATAACTTATGACAAGAAAAGACAAGGAGGAACACTATTAATGCTTAATCGTGCTTTATTAGTCGGAAGACTTACAAGAGACCCTGAACTAAGAAGAACAGGGAGTGGGAAGGCAGTCACAAGCTTCAATCTAGCAGTAGAAAGAAACTTCAAGAGTGATGATCAAGAAGCTGATTTCATTAACTGCGTATGCTGGGGGAAGATTGCGGAAAACACAGAGCGATATTGTTCTAAAGGTTCGATGGTTTCAGTTGATGGTCGCATTCAGACAAGAAACTATGAGAACAATCAAGGTCAGAAGGTATATGTTACTGAGGTGATTGCTGACTCTGTACAGTTCATTAACACTAGAAAAGAAAATCAGACAGCATCACAAGCACCAGTAAATAGCCAAGCACCTGTTAATAACTATGCGAATAATGGACTGATTCATCAGTTCGAGGATGAAGGATTGGTTATGGAAGAGGATGACATTCAATTCTAATGAGTAAGTACAACTCAAGAAAGACTACAGTTGACGGCTTCACATTCGATTCTAAGAAGGAAGCAAAACGCTATCTAGAACTTAAACAGATGGAAAAAGACGGATTAATTCATAATCTACAATTGCAGGTACCTTTTGAGTTAATCCCTCCTTTTGAAATTGAGATTGATGGCAAAAAGAGAAAGAGAAGAAGGATGGAGTATATTGCTGACTTCGTCTATTACATCAATAACGTTAAAGTTGTGGAAGATGTCAAAGGCAGAAAAACAGAAGTATATAAGATTAAGAAAAAGATTTTTGAATATAAATTCAAAACAACGATAAAGGAGACGTAGAAAAAATGAAAGTAGCAAGAAAAAACACATACTATGTTTACAACGCTGAAAACGGCGAGTTCCTTGGTTGTGGGAGCCGTTGCGACATAAGAAAATATTTTAATGTAGGATTAGAACGCATAGAATCATGTGCAAAAAGCAGAGAGCCGTTAGTTTCAACAAAAAATGACATAATACTAAATATTAGCAAAGTAGAAGGAATAGTTGAAAATATACCTTTTACAGTCGGGCTTACAAGAACAGAATGTAACTTTGTAGAAGTTTTCAAAATATTCAGATGCCCAAGAAACGAAGAAGAAAAGGAATATATGAGAACGCACTTTTCAATTATCAACCTTGATAAAGTAAGGTTCGAACTTGATACGAGGTCATTTAATGACGGATTCCCATTCAGAATTAATTTCACAGGAAAAGGAAGACTGCGCTCAATTATTTTTAGCGAAAAGTTCTATAGTAGAAAATTAGCAGAAGAAAGGCTCAGATATTTACAGGACTTTCAAGCGAAACAACGTAGCGGTGATTTCTGGTATTTTAAAGATAAATACGACGCTTCAAGAGTTGTATGTGTTGACAGGACTAGAAGCGGAAAGAATAAGATTATGTCACCTTCTCGTGACACAACAAAAAAAACAAATTATAAAGAGTATTTAGATCTAGTTCAATTTCTACAGTCTGAATTCATCAGATAATCAAACAGGGCATTGAGTTCTTTATTAGATTTTATATACTATCAAGAAAATTTATTAGGACCCCTCATACTTAATAGATTCTTTTCTAAAAGCAAGATCCTCTCATGAACTTGATGCCCTAACATATTTTTCTATTCTAAAACCAACAAACAACAGCAGTGTCATGGCTTTGCTTCAATCTCATTCACCTTCTTTTGCAAAGAATAAGAGTATGAAGCGCTAATTTTGCTATTCAACTATAAAGTTATGATGTTGCTGGGAGAAGAGAAGACACAAATTGAAAACCAATAGGAAGAGTAAAGGACTGTTTTCTTCTTCTCCAGAAAGGAGGTTAAATGGGAAACTTTGTTTTATATCGTAACGGAAAAAGAACCGATATAACTGGATCAATAGAAAAGATAAGTCAGTATGTTGATGCTACTCAATTAGCTCTAAAACATAGATGGCAACGTATATATAAGCATGAAAGTGTATTTTCAAATGAAATACCTATTAAAATAGGGAGTGCATACGATAATGAGGAATATATGGCAAATGTATATGCTCATAGAAAAGTACACAATAAAGAAAAGAAAAGAGCAAGCTATGAAGATAGGCAGTTCTATGTTGTCTATGACATGAATGACAATGTAATTGTTGCAGGCACTGCTGAAGAATGTGCTAATAGGCTATCCATTGGATTAGCTAGTTTCTACTGCAAGGCAAGCAATCAGCACAGCGATAAATACAATGCAAGGCATCCTAGCACTGCCCTAAGAAAATATTATGTATATACTTTAAAAGATAAGGAGGAGTGAAATTAAATTGTTTTTTATTCTATTTGTATTGGTGATAGTGATTTATTTATTTTTCATTTTTGAATAAGGAGGTAATCAGATGACGCCAGAAGAGACAAGAAACTATCTTAAAAGCTATAGGAATATGCGCAATCGAGTGGAGTACATCAATAACAAGATGATTAATGTTAAATCAATCAGATATGATGATAGTCCGAGCGGTTCGTATTCAGAACCTAAGACTCAGAACGATTACATCATGATGAAGGATAAGTATATTGCTCAGATGTCTCTTATTCGTGAGGATATTGAGAAACTAGACAACATGAATCATCGTGATGCACTGTTTTATAAGTATGTCGAACTAATGAGTGATTATGATATAGCCGACTTGATGCAGTATTCAGTAGGAACAGTAAGACACTTCCTTTGTTCTGGTATCATCGAATTATCTGAAGTTATAAATGATAAAAATATAACAAAAAGTATAGAAAAGTCATGAAATCAAAACGCATTAGTAATATAAAGGTGCTAACATATAACATGTGGAAATAGTTTGATAGGGAACTATGATTTCAAGGCGCTTGTATAAGTGCCTTTTTATTTTGCCGGGAAGGAGAATAACAGATGAATGACATCAAGATAACGCAGAAGCCTATTGCTGATCTAATCCCTTATAGTCGCAATCCTAGAAGGAATGATGAAGCCGTTCCAATGGTGATGAACAGCATCAAGGAGTTTGGTTTTAAAGTTCCTATAGTGATTGATAAGAATAATATCATCGTATGCGGTCATACAAGGTTTAAAGCAGCGCTAAAGCTAGGACTTGAGACAGTTCCATGCATAGTAGCCGATGACCTCTCAGACGAGCAGATTAAGGCATTTAGACTAGCAGATAACAAGGTATCAGAGAAATCTGAATGGGATTTTGAAATCCTAAGCGGTGAACTTGATGACATTATCAATATAGACATGGATTCGTTTGGGTTTGAGGATGATGATTTTGAAGATTATGAAGATTATGAACACGAAGAAAACCAACAAGAGACACAAAGAAGAGTTGAAAACATAGTTAATCTAGAGTATGGGCAGTTTGATGGCGAAGGAAAGTATGACATTCCTAAGCTAGAGCCTGTTACAGAACTGCCACCAATTTCCGAATGGATAGGATTCAATTATGTATTATCTGACAATGATCCAACAGGTAAGGCAGTTCACTTCTTCATTGATGACTATCAATTTGAAAGAATTTGGAATAATCCACAGCAGTATGTTGAAAAGTTAAGACAGTATGTCTGTGTCGCAACTCCTGACTTCTCGCCTTATGGAGATATGCCACTTGCTACACAGATTTTTAATATATACAGAAAAGCGTGGGTTGGTGCATTCTTGCAGTCTCAAGGTATCACAGTTATTCCGACAGTTCGAGCAAGTACAGACCCAAGAAGCATGGAGTTCTATCTGGACGGCATTCCTAAAAATAGTATTGTACTGATCAGTAACATGTGGACAAAAGAAAAAGATGCTAGAAAGTACTTTATCGAACATGAATATAAAAACATGATTGATAAGCTGCATCCTAGTAAGGTACTTGTTTATGGTAAATATATGGACGAATTAAAAGATGATGATGTGGAATACATAGAAACGTTTTCACAAGGAAGGTGGGGAAAATAAGATGGCAAAAGGTTCAAGAGGCGGAAAAAGAGCAAAAAGAGCTTCTAACGCTAAATACAATGGCTTTAGCATTACTGATGAAAAAGGGAACACAAATCATTATATAGTTATTGGCGGAAAAATCTCGTTCGCAACACCAAAAAATGAGCATGGGACTTTGGTACGCTATTTTGATAGTAACCATCCTTTTCAAAAAGCTTACGATAAGTATGGGAATGTTGATGCGATTATCAAACGTGTTAATAAGGTCGGAAAGGGCAAGGCTTCAATTTTATCTGATAAAGCAGTAGAAAAAATGAACGCTGATTATGCTAAAGAGTCAGCAAATAGAAAACCAGATTATACTGTCAGAAGTTCAAAAAAAGGCGTTAATAGACACAGATTATACTGGTCAGCAATGTAACGTTTAATGAAAGGGGTGATAGCAATGGCAAAAAGTGAGTTCACAAACATGACACCAGAAGAAAGAAGAGAGAACGGCCGAAAAGGCGGACTTGCATCTGTCAAGGCAAGAAGAGAAAAGAAGGCAATGAAAGACAATCTTGCATCGCTTCTTTCCATGTCTCTCAAATCAGGTAAGATAGCCGATGTAGACACAATTAAGAACTTTGCTGCATTGAATGGCAAGAATGTGACTGTACAGGATGCAATACTCATTAAACAGGTTCAAAAGGCAATGAAGGGCGACACTAAGGCAGCAGAATTCATTAGAGACTTGAGCGGCAATAAGCCAGGCAGTAGTCTTGACATCAAGTCAAATGGACAGATAGTAATTATAGATGACATCGAATAAAGCAAAGCTTTCTGACATTATAGGCCCAGCGTTCTATGATCTTCATAAATATGTTAAGACCAACGCATATACACATTACTGGCTCAAAGGTGGCCGTGGATCATTGAAGTCTTCATTCATTGGTACAGAAATTCCTTTAGGGATTATGAGAGATGCGAAACGTGGTGTAATGAGTAATGCCGTTGTTATCAGACGTGTAAAGGACACTTTAAGGGGTTCAGTCTATGAACAAATCAAATGGGGCATATTCATGCTGAAGGCTGAAGAAGATTGGGATATACCTGAATCTAAGCTGCAGATGACATACAGACCGACAGGACAACAGATAATATTCAAAGGTGCTGACAATCCTAAGAAGTTGAAATCTATCAAGGTGTTTGTCGGTTATGTTAAATATGTATGGTACGAAGAATGTGATGAATTCGAAACATACGATAAGATAACCAACATCAATCAGTCTCTTTTACGTGGTGGGCATGAGTATTGTGTCTTTTATTCCTTCAACCCTCCTGAATCACAACGTAATTGGTGCAACAGGCAAGTTCTAGTTAAGAGGGATGATACTTATGTCTCTCATACAACTTACTTACAGGCGCCACCTCAGTGGCTGGGGGAGCAGTTTCTAATAGAAGCCGACCACATGAAGGAGACAAAGCCTGATAAGTATAAGCATGACTATTTGGGAGAGGTAACTGGAACAGGTAGCGAGGTTTTTACAAACCTTGATATACGTGAGATAACCGACGAGGAAATACAGGTATTCGATAGATTAAAAAACGGATTGGACTTTGGTTATGCTGGTGACCCATTGGCATATGTCAAAGCGAATTATGACAAGACGCGCAGGCGTCTTTTTATTTTTGGTGAAGTATATGGAACTAGACTATCAAATGCCAAGGCCGTAAAACTCATAAAAGAGATTAACCCGCTCAACAAGCTAGTCACTGCTGATTCAGCTGAACCAAGAACTATTAATGAATTCAAGTTATTAGGTCTCAATATCATCGGTGCAAAGAAAGGCGCTGACAGTGTAGACAATGGAATAAAGTTCCTTCAGGACTTGGACAAGATAATTATAGACCCTGTTAGATGTCCCAATGCTGCACGTGAATTCAATGACTATGAAATTGAAATGGATAGAGACGGCAACCTTAGAGGGGATTTCCCCGACAGAAACAACCACACTATAGATGCGGTTAGATATGCTATAGAAAATGAAATCCTTATGAAGAAGGCAAGAGCAGGAAAGAGGAGATTTTAAAAGATGTATTATACTTTCACGATTCCACGAGAAAATTTTGACGAGACAAACATAGACAGGAGCATGATTCTTCGTCTCATTAGCAAGCATTATAGTATTCGTGCTCCTGAGATATTGAAGAATGTCGGTTACTACTTTGGCAAGCACGCCATCATGAACAGGGAAAAGAAGTTCAAGAACCAGCCGAACAATAAGATCATGGTAAACCATGCTAAAGATATATCAGATACAGCAACGGGCTATTTTCTTTCAAACCCTATCACATTCAAGAAGAATACAGAAGACGGCAATATTGATAAGCTGACAGGTGCATTTGTTGATGCTGAAACAGATGACACAGATTCATGTAATGCTATCAATATGTCACGTGCTGGTGTCGCTTATGAGTATGTTTACTTATGTGAGCATGAAAGCAAGCTTATGACCAAGACACTTGACCCACTGTCAACGTTCAAGGTTTTCGATGCTTCAATTGAACAGCATGAACTATTCAGCGTTTATTATTCGATTGAAAAAGATGATTCTACTGACAGGTTCAATATCATCGCGACAGTAACAACTGAGAACTATGTCACAAGAATCGGAATCACTTGCAATGAGGAATTCGAAAAAGGCGAGTTTTCAGAACTAGGTGAGCCTTACCCACATTTCTTAGGTGAGGACCCTATCATTGAGTATAGAAACAACATGGACTGCATTGGAGACTATGAACAGCAGATTTCTCTTATTGATGCATACAATACATTATGCTCTGACAGAATCAACGATAAGGAGCAGTTCATTGACGCAGTGCTTGTTGTCTATGGTGCTCTTTTAGGTGATGACGATGAAGAAGCAACAAAAGCGCTCCAGGCTATCCGTAAGAATGGTGTTATGGAACTTCCTAGTGATGCACGCTCTGAATATCTGACTAGAACATTTGACGAGAACGCAGTGGAAACACTCAAGCGCTCAATAAAGGAAGATATCTATTCACTTTCTCATGTTCCTAATCTGACAGATGAAAACTTTGCTGGCAACAGTTCAGGCATTGCTATTCAATATAAGCTTCTAGCACTTGAGACCCTCACCAAGACAAAAGAGAGATATTACAAGAAAGGGCTTAAGAAGCGTATAAGAATGTTCTGTACTTACCTCAATCTAAAGGCGATTGCTGCTGATCAGTCAATGATTGAGCCTGTATTTACAAGAGGACTCCCACAAAACCGTCTTGAATTATCACAGATTATTTCGAACCTTAAAGGTGTTGTATCAACTAAGACACTTCTTGCACTCCTTGACTTTGTTTCAAACGTTGATGATGAAATGAAAGAAGTCAAAAAAGAACAACAGGAAGCACTTGAAACACAGAAGCAGTTATTTGATACCGAAAATCAGAATACTCCTCCAGAAGATGAAGAAGAAACAGATGATCACAAGGAAGATGGTAATAATGATGATGATGATGATGACAAAGACAAGGAATGATAGTGCTCTGTTATGACTAACATCAAAAACATAAAGTACTGGGAGATGCGAGAAGCAAGGAACATGTACAAGGATATGCAGTTAGCTGAGGACTGTGCCAAGGAGTTGAGCGTAATCTATAGCAAGGCTGCAATCTACACTGCCAAACAGATTGAGGGAATATTCAATAGATTCGCTTCAAAACATCATCTAACAAGAGACGAGGCTATTAATCTTCTTTCAGAGGCTGACAGTAAAGATTTCGAAAAACTGCTTGAAGCATACAAGAATAAGACGGGTGCCCAAAAAAGAGAGGTACTGGCAGAATTGGAAGCCCCAGCATACAAGAACCGTATGAAGAGGCTTGACGATATTAACAAGTCAATTAATAAGCTGATTAATGCCATTGAATCCAAGGAAAGAGATGCCATAGGGAAGACAATGCGACAGGTCTATGAAAGCAGTTATCACCATGCAGTATATGAAGCTGCAAGAATGAGCGGTCTAGATCTTCAGACAAGCCCTATTGATGAAGGCGCTCTTGAAACCATTCTGAAAAAGAAATGGTCAGGACAGAACTATTCAGAAAGAGTATGGAACAATACTCAGAAGGTCGCTGATGCGCTAAAAGAGGAGTTCATGATAGGAGCCCTCACAGGCAAGACAGAGAAGGAAATGACCGACTCAATCAACGAACAGTTCCTTTCAGGTAGAAACAATGCTAGAAGACTTGTCAGAACCGAATCATCATACATTCACAATGAGGCGCACTTCCAGGCTTACAAGGATTACGGCATAGAGGAGTATAGATTTGTTGCAACACTAGACCTTAGAACGTCTCAAATTTGCCGTGAGAGAGACGGAAGTGTATACAGGGTGAATGATAAGAAGATAGGCGTAAACGCTCCTCCAATGCACCCATGGTGCCGTTCTACAACTATTATGAATCTTGATGATGAAACTATGCATAATCTAGAAAGATTTGCAAGGGACCCTGTTACAGGTGAAAGAATGAAAGTTCCAGCGGACGAGACATATAAAGAGTGGTATCAGAGGATGGTTGAAAAACATGGTGCTGAAGCGATTAATACGGCTGAGAAATCAATCAAGAATTATTCTAGTGATAAGAAGTAGTATAAAGAATATGCCAATTTATTAGGAAATGAAAATATGCCTTTATCACTATCAAAATTCCAAAATTTGAAGTATAATGATGGTGATAAATTTAATGATTTAAAGTTAAATTATAAAGACCTCAAATTACAAAAAGAAATTGTTGAATCTTATAATTTGACGTTGCGTGAAGGGCAACAAGGGAAACATATTTTAGGACATAACAATTATAGAGAAGGTAAAAGCTATATTGCTGATGCTTCAATGGAAGAAATACAAAAATGTATTTTGAAACATGCGGGAAAAGGTACTATAAATCGTGATAAAAATGGTAATTGGGATAAAACGGAATCTATTACTGATGATACAATTACTGGATATGTGTTTAGCATCGATAAAACTTGGATAGCAACAAATAAGTTTAAAATACATTATAGCAAAGAAAAAGGAACTCACATGGTTCCTACATTAAAGGGAGTGAAGAAAAAATGACCGAAAGAGAGTTATATAATAGTTTAGGTCAAGAGGTTAAAGTATTCTGTAAGGATGGACAAATTTTAGAGGGTATTGTGGAAGGATTTGATAATTCCATTGATAACGCTCCTAGAGAAGCATCAATTGATCTAAAAATGAAAAATCGATTTCATTGCATTGTGATTTATGCTGATGAAATAGAAAAAATAGAGTTAACCGACAAATGGTCGGTTTTTTCTTTTATACAGTCTCAAGGAAGGAGAACAGCATGGCAAGGGATGATTATCATGTAATTGTTTATCAGATTCTATCCTACCTGTATATGCAGCTAAAGCAAGGCAAGGATATTGATGCATCACTCATAAGACATGACAGTAAATATCTGCAGATCAACAGAAAGTACTGGACTTATGTCATTGTGAATCTATTAAATGAGGGATATATCAGTGGGATAGTAATTGACCAGGATATAGACGAAAACATAGATATATACAATCTTGATAAGTGTGAGATTACACCAAAAGGCATAGAATACCTTACTGATAATTCAACTATTGAAAAAGCCAAGAGATTCATGAAGGACCTGAAAGACATAATACCGTTTGTATAAGCCGACTGTTTAGTCGGTTTTTATTTTACTCAATTTCAAGAAAGGAGAATCATATGGCTGAAGGATTGAAACCACATCATCACCAGTACTTTGAGTATGACTGTAAAAGTCATTTTGACAGCCGTAGGCACGTGATTGTCAAGAAGGTGACATATATGTGCATGATATGCGGAAAACTCTCACACGAGACATATGAAGAGTACTGTCCGCCTCCCAAGGAAAGAAAACCTAAAGCATTGATGAAATACAGAAGCAGACAGAAGAGCGGTTGATGTTCTTCTTTTTTTCTGTTTGTCCATAACGTGCATATGACATTAAAAGGTGCATGGATATAACAGTCATACGGACTATAAACGGAGGAATTAAGTTATGGAATACATTAAGAATATGATGCCTTTGAACCTTCAGCTTTTTGCGGAAGAAGGGGAAGAGGGGGAAGAAGATACAGGCGATGAAGGGAATCCCGATAATGCGCAGTCAGGTGAACCTGAAGATGGTAAAGCCAAAGTAACAACCCTCACAGAAGACGATGTGGACAGAATCGTCCAGAAGAGACTTGCCCGTGCAAGAAAGAAGTGGGATAAGGATCATACGGAAGCCGAAAGGCTTCAAAAGATGACAGATGATGAAAAGAAGCAGTATGAGGAAGACAAGAGAAAAGAAGATCTTGACAATAGAGAAGCAGCAATTACTCGTAGAGAACTGACTGCAGTTGCCAAGGAACAGCTTAATGCTGCAGGAGTTCCAGCAGACATGGCTGACTTCATTGACTACACTGATGCTGATTCCGTAAACGAATCTGTCAAGAGACTCTCTAAAGCATTCAAGGGAGCGGTTCAGCAGTCTGTTGATGACCGATTAAAAGGGAAAGCACCTTTAGACAAGGCAAAAAACAATGTATTGACTGCTGAAGAAGAGAATGCAAGAAAAGCATTCGCGAATGCACTTAAATTTTAGAAAAGAGGTATAGAACATGGCAATTAACACATTACAGTATTCAACTATTTTTCAGACTGAACTAGATAAACAGATGGAGCATCTCACTCTTACATCATGGATGGATGCCAATGCCGGACAGATTAAGTATGACGGTGGTGCAGAGGTAAAAATTCCTAAGATGTCATTAGTGGGCTTAGGAGACTATAACAGAGATGAAGGATATAAACAGGGTGCTGTTACTCTTGAATATGAAACATTCAAAATGACACAGGACCGTGGAAGAAAGTTCCTTCTTGATGCAATGGATGTAAATGAAACTAACTTTGTGGCATCTGCTGGCACTGTCATGGGAGAATTCCAGCGTTTACATGTTGCCCCTGAAGTAGATGCTTACCGTATTTCTAAGGTTGTTTCTGATGTTACAACGAAGAAATCAGCCAACATCCTAACAACTGCATTGACTGAACAGAATATTCTTTCTGAATTAGAAAAGGCAGCGGATACTATCCGTGATAAAGGATATCAGGGCGATATCATCTGTCATATTACATATGACACTTTAAGATTATTAAAGGAAAAGATGGTAAACAGCAACCTTACATCAGGTAAATTAACTATTGGAAATATCACATTAGACATCTATAAGCTTGATGAAATCACATTCATTCCTACACCAAAGAACAGAATGTATTCAGCTATCAAGGTTGATGCTGGAGCAACAAAAGACGCAGGTGGATATACAAAGGGTGAAACTGCTAAGAATGTAAACTTCTTAATGGCGCCAATCAATAGTGTTATCGGTGTTACTAAACAGGATAAGACAAGAGTATTTGACCCTGATACTAACCAGGATGCAAATGCTTGGCAGATTGACTATAGAAGATATCATGACTGCTGGGAAAAGGACAACATGCTTGATCTAATCATTGCTAACGTCTCAGCTGATGCATAATGATCATTGTAAAAAGAATCAACGTTGAAAGGGCCATCCATGAGGATGACCTTCAGCGTTATACAGAACAGGGATATCATGTCATTGAAGACAAGAAGAACGATGAAGATACTCCTGTAGAAAACAATGAAGTGATGGACCTCAACGATATGACTGTTGACCAGTTAAAGACTATTGCAAAAGAAAAGGGCGTTAGCGGATATTCTAGTCTTGTTAAAAAGGAATTGGTCGCAGTTCTCACTAAGATGCAGGAGGAGTAATCTATGGATCTAGTTGAGATTGTTGCTGAAAGAACAGGAACGAGTCAGGGGCGTGCAAAAATCTATGTTGAAATGGCAAAACAGCGTGCTCTTGCACATACAAACCGCACTGTATACATCACTGCAATGGATTTCTGTGTGGCTGATCTAGCATGTGCCATGTACTTCAGAGAGGGCATGGTCGGAGAATCATCACATTCAGAAGGTGGCATCACATCTACTTTTCAGTCTTCCACTTATGAAGATATTCTCTCAACTCTCAACAACTTGAGACTGATTCGTGCAGGAGGAATCGTTCACGAAAAGAAGCCGGAGGGGAACCAATGAGACTTTCAGCGCTTAAGAACTATCCTGTATATGAGCCTGTCATCGAAAAAGATAGTGAGGGTGTCACCACTGAAAAGTGGATCAAGAGAAAATCAATGCTTCTTGAGATATGGCCTGCATCCGGTAAGTTACAGGCTGAAATGTACGGGGAGAGACTGAACTACATTCTTAATATGATTCTTCCTAAGAATAAGGATGATGATTTCAGACCCACTGAAAAGTGGGGAGTGAATGTCTATAATCAGTCAACCGATGAACCGGATTACAGAATCATCAGCATGAAGGAGTATAACAGACACTACCTCTTTGAATTGGAGAAGATCATTAAATGAGTCTCAATGGTGCTAATGAACTGTTTAGAAAGCTTCGTGCTATAGATGCAGTTCTTGAGAATCCTGAACAGGTTCTCGGAAAGGCTGCGGAAACAATCAGAAGTGGTTGCGTTCTTGAGTGTCCTGTTAATGATGGTGAATTAAGAAACAAAGGCATAAAGACAAGAGTTGAAGGTGATAAAGGGTATGTCTATACCACATTGCCATATGCTCAATATGTCGAATTCGGAACAGGTCGAAAAGGTGCTGCAGACCATGCTGGTATATCTCCATATGTACATCCCTCTTATACCATGGAGCCTTGGTGGATTCCGGAAGATAAGCTATCAGAAAGTGCGATAAAGCATTATCATTGGGTAGTTATTGAGGTTGATGGAAAGAGATATTACAGGTCGGATGGACAGCCTGCACAGCCATTTATGTACCAGGGAGCAAAGAAGACTGAAAAGAAAGCAGTAAAAGATGCTGGTATTGTAATCAGCCAGTTAATTGAAAAGGATTAAAAGCATATGATCAACATTAAAGATAAAGTATATAAGGCTCTGACAGATGAAGGCCTTGAAGTCACTGATATCTATCCTAAGGACTGGGCTAAGCTTCCAGCCGTTCAGTATGTTGAGGAAGATAACAGCGTGGCAGAATGGACGGATGACAAGGAGCAGACATCACATGTCCTTTACAGAATCGAAATCTGGGATACTAAGAGTACATCGGGTACAGCCTTAAAAGTTGATAAGGCATTATCAGCAATGGGGCTAAAGAGAGTATCATGCAGAGATATTGATGATGCATCAGGACTTAGACACAAGAAAATGAGTTATGAAGCATATTATGATAGTGATTACATCTATCACGGTATGTAACTGATAAGGAGGAATTATATAATGCTAGCAAATGGCGCTAAATTATCTTATGACAAGACAAACGAGGGAACTTCTTTTACTAACCTTCCAGGGTTGAAGAAGATTCCTGACATGGGTATTGAAAAAGAAAAAGTCGAAAACTCTTCACTTGATGATGCAGTTAAGGTCTATGAGTTTGGTATCGGAGACCCTGGAGACCTTGAATATACATTCAAGTATGACAACAGCAAAGAAACTTCTTCATACAGATTAATGAGGGAGCTAGAAAAAACAGGAGCTACCGCAATGTTCAAGGAAACATTGAAGGACGGCACTACAACTACATTCTCGGGACAGGTCACTGTTAAAAGAGCGGGCGGTGGTGTCAATGATGCTATTGAATTCACTGTTGCAATCGCATTACAGTCTGAACTCACTATTGCTGACCCAGGAGAAGCAGTAGCGCATTCTGAGGAAACTGCATCTGAAGCAGTAGCAGCATAGAAAGGAAGATATAGATAAATGGCAGAAAAAGCAAAAAGAAAACCGTTCATTATTTGGAAAATCGGTGAAGAAGAATACAAATTAAAACTGACAACAGGAGAAATCTCTAGACTAGAACAGATGTATGGGGGAAGTCTTATCAACCTTCTTAATACAGAAACAGGCATGACACCATTATGCACTATGCTGGACATCACACACGGTGGTCTTCAGAAATTCAACAGCAACATCGACAGAAGCGATGTGAATGATATGTTTGATAGATATATCGATGAAGGTGGCTCACAGACAGAGTTCCTTAGTGATGTTCTTATTCCATTGTTCCAGGTATCGGGTTTTTTCTCTGGGGCTCTCGAAACGAAAATGGAAAAGGAAATGGCGGAAGCCAAGAAGAATCTCTAGAAGATATCCTGATTACAGATTACATATACAAGGCGGTCTACGATCCAGCGCTTGATGCTGGAGTAGACCCCTTTTCATTTTGGAATTATTCGTTAGATGAGCTATACGATATTATTTCAGCATATGAAAGAAAGAAAAAAGAAATGGTGCGACAGGAAGCGATATCTCTTCAGATACAGGCCCTTCAGATAAGGGATTGTATTTCTGCTGTCCTTAACGGCAAGGATGATTCATTCACTCCTGCACAATTGTGGGACTTCTATCCTTCACTTTTTGAAGAGGATAGGAAAGAGTTTGAAAAAGAGAAGGAAAGAAAAGAGATTGCAAGCGCTAGATCTTCTCGTATTGCCTTCAGTAGAAGACATAATGAAGCACTAAGAAAAAGAAAGGCGGTGATGCAGAATGACGGTAGAGGAACTGCAGATAGTAATATCTGCTCAGACGAAATCAGCGAAATCAGAACTGAACAGCGTGAAGAATGAAGTCACCGGCCTAAAGAATCATGTTGATAAGGTCACAGGATCAATTGGCAATTCATTCAAGAGTATCCGCAATATTGTGGCGGGTCTTGGTATTGCTTCTCTGATTAAATCAACGATATTAGGTAATGTTGATGCTGCAATCAAGAGAGTTGATACTCTTAGCAACTATAGCCGTGTGATGTCTAATCTAGGCGTTGGCAGTGTTCAAGCGAATGCATCTGTACAGAAACTAAGCAATAAGCTTATTGGACTTCCAACAACCCTAGACGATGCATCAGGCGCAGTACAGAGATTCACATCAGTGAACAGTAACATCTCTAGATCAACAGATATGTTCCTTGCACTAAATAATGCTATTCTAGCAGGTGGTGCAAGTTCTGAGATACAGAAATCAGCACTTGAACAGTTGTCACAGTCATATGCCAAGGGTAAACCGGATATGTTCGAATGGCGTTCAGCGATGACTGCAATGCCTGCACAGATGAAACAGGTTGCTGAGGCCATGGGCTTTGTCAATGCTTCCGCACTAGGTGAGGCTTTAAGAAACGGAACGGTATCAATGGACCAGTTCATGGATACAATTATGAAGTTAAATACACAGGGCATTAACGGCTATCAGTCATTTGAGGAACAGGCAAGAAATGCAACAGGTGGAATTGCTACATCAATCGCTAATATGAGAACAGCTATTGTTAGATGTATGTCAGATGTAATGAACACAATTGGACAGTCTAATATTGCTGGATTCTTTACCAATATTGCAAAGGCAATTAATTCCTGCGTCCCATATGTTGTTGCATTCACTAAAGTTGTTATGGTTGCCGTTGGGTATCTGACGGCACTGTTTGGCGGCAAGTCAAAGAAGTTGAGTTCTTCTTTTGGTGGAGTGTCAAACAATGCTAAGAAGGCAGCAGGAAACACAGGGGCTCTTGCAAAGAATATGAACGATGCTTCCAATAGTTCGCAGAAGCTTTCTAAAGGCGCAGGTGGAACAGGAAGCGGATTAAAAAAGGCAGCAGGTAATGCTTCTAAACTCAAGAAGGAATTGAAAGGAGCTCTTGCTGGATTCGATGCAATCAATAACATCAATTCAAGCAATAGTTCAAGTGATCCGTCTTCAGGTGGCTCAGATGGCTCAGGCGGTGCTGGTGGTTCCGGTGGTGATATCGGCGGATTCAGCATGGATGACAGTGGTGCAAAAGAACAGAAAGGCCTTCTTGAAGAAGTAGACAAGCAGTTAGAAGAAATCAAGAAGAAGGTTGCGGAATTCTTCCAGCCATTAAAGCAGTCATGGGATAAGTTTGGTGCGCCGATGATTGCAGCTGCAGTATATGCATTTAATGGTGTCAAGAATCTTCTTATGGAAATCGGCAAGTCAATGTATACAGTGTGGGAAAATGGCACAGGTGCAAAGACTGTCGAACTGATCTTGAAGATATTCACTAACATCTTCAAGATAATTGGCAATATCTCTCAAGGACTGGCCGATGCATGGAACACTGCAGGCCTAGGTGATTCAATCATCCAGCATTTATGGAATATATTTAACTCTATATTGAAGATCATCAATGAGATTCTGAAAATTGTGAGAGATGTTACTAAAGCGATTGACTGGACTGCTGTATTAGGTGCAGTGGATGTGGTTCTTATTATCATTGATGGGTTATTCTCTTTCATAGCAGATAATGTAGGTCGTATTCTTGGCATACTTTCAGTTATTGCGGGATTATCATTATTTTCTACTCTTGCTGGAATTCTTGGCACTGTTATCACACAGATACAGCTTGCAGTGGGAGTATTTTCAGGTTGGGCATCACTTGCGACTGCATTAAGCGGAGCATTTGGAATTCTTCCACAGATTTTTGCATCTATTGTAATGGCTGTGAATCCTGTAAATGTCATCATTGGGGCAGTCATTGCTACAGTGGTAGACTTATGGCAGAAGAGTAAGAGCTTCAGAGATGACATAGTAAGCATTCTAGGAAATATCGCTACTATTGTTCAGAAGGTATTTCTAAATATTGTGGCACCTATCATTGATACAGTTGGTGAAATTATCATGGATTTTGTGGGCGATGTTCTCAAACCGTTGTGGAACGCATGGGAGAATGTATTCCAGAGCATAATGGGATTATTAAGTGATTTTCTAAAGTTCGCCACACCTATATTCAGCACAATTCTTGATATTCTAGGACCTGTATTCGAATTGGCCTTAACACTATTGAGAGGTGTATTTGATATGGTATTTGCTGCAATCAGAGGAATTATTGAACGTGCAGACAAAACAATCTGCGAAAGAGTCAACAATATCAGAGAATTCTTCCGTAATCTAGGTGAATGGATGGAAGGAACTTTCGGTTTCAAATGGAAGAATGTGTTTGAAACGGTTAAGAATGCCGTCAAGGCGTTCAGAGACTACGTGGGTCCTATCATTAATTCATTGGAAGTTGTTTTCTTGGGTCTTACTAGCTTTATCAGTGGTGTATTCTCAGGCAACTGGAGAAGAGCATGGTTTGGTGTCAGACAGATATTTGAAAGTATTGTTTCTGGATTAAGCCACATCTTCAAGGCTCCATTGAATTTCATGATTGATGGAATCAACAAATTCTTAAGTGGTATCGGCAAGATAAAGATTCCTGACTGGGTTCCTGGTGTCGGTGGAAAAGGATTCTCAATTCCTAGGATTCCTAGACTCGCAAAAGGTGGTATCGTAAGTGCATCCACTATCGCCAATATTGGTGAAGCAGGAACAGAAGCAGTAATACCATTACAGAGAAACACACAGGGACTTGATATGATTGCTGAAAAGATTTCAGAAAGATTATCACTTTCTCAGAATGACGGCACAGGTGCTACTTATGTCATTAAATTAGTGCTTGATGACGGCAGAGTAATCACTAAGATGGTGATTGACAATATCAAGGACTATGAAGCACGCACAGGCAAGCCTGTATTTGACTATTAGGAGGTGGAATAAATGGCAGATGAAGCGAAAATCAAGATAAACGGAACACTTATTCCGACTCCTTCAGAGATTAGCGTAGAAATCAATGATTTAGATTCGGATAGTGTCAGACCTGTATCAACAGGCATCTTAAGAAGAAATAGAATACGTTCTAACATGCTTAAGATCACATGCACATATAAGCTTAATACATTCACAGATGTAATGAATATTCTGAAGGTACTCACTCCGGCAGAGTTCACAGCAGAACTCTACATTCCTGATCATGGTATCAGGGGAACTAAGAAGATGTATGCTTCAAATAAGAAGTACAATTATAAGAGAGTGCAGTCAGGTCTAAAGGCAGATTCATTCTCTTTCTCTCTGATTGAGGTGTGATCATATGCTTATAAAATATGGAGAGACAAATGTAACGGACAGACTTCTTGATTATAAGATGTCTGTCTCTTTTGCTGACTGCCGTATGATAGGCAATGTGCCATCGATTGAACTGACAATGAAGTTCGATAACTATGACGGCATTCTTGACAATATCGACATCAGCAAGTACTGGGAAGTCAAGGAGAATGATGCATCTGATACAAGATACTTCAAGGTGTATGATCAGCCGGAGAAGTACACCAAGGAACTCACTCTTAAGATGTACGACAACAATTATTCTCTTGACAAGGCATACGATACTAAACTGTCTTATCCTGCCACTATAAAAGACCAGCTAGACGAGATTGAAAGTCTGACTGGTCTTTCTATTATTCGTGAAGGAATACCGCGGTACGTTCTCGATAAGAGCGTATCATGGTATGATAACACGATTGTGATAAGAAACTATCTCGGATGGATTGCTGAACTGTTTGCAGCAAATGTCTATGCAGAGGGAATTGATTCTATTAGATTTGTTCCAATTGAAAAGACTGCCTTTGCTGCTACACAGGATTTAACAGATTATGAGAAGAATGAGGTGTATACACTCACAAGAGTATATGCTGAAAATGGTCTCAATCCTCTTTCTAAGGGTGATGAGACAGGCAATACGCTGTTTATTGATTCAGCAAATCTATATGCAGATGAACAGAGCATTATAGACAGCATCTATGACAGACTTAGAGGGTTGACTTTCAACCAGGTGAAGAATGTCACGATGATATCGATTGATAACCTTCTTCCTGGTGCTCTAGTCAATTATAACAGTAATGAATTCACTTTCTTTGTATCGGATCTAACTGTCAATTACAAGGGTGGACAGTTCTCTATGTCTACAGTTGATGGCAGTGTTACAACAAAGAACGAAGAAAAGACAGTGAAACGTGTATCTAATACAACACGAATCAGAAAGCTGCAGGTCCAGCAGGACCAGGAATCATTGAAACTAGATATTATTGCCAAGGAACAGGAAGGCATCAATGACAAGGTGGCACAATTAAGTCTGTCTAATGAGAAGATATCACTAAGGGTTTCAGAAGTTGAAGAAAAGGCTGGAGAAGCAATCAAACAGGCACAGGGCTCTGTTAAGAAATTTGTATGCGAATATGCTAGTTCAACAGATGGAGCTACACCACCAGAAACAGGGTGGTCAGAGACTGCACCGACATGGCGTCCAGGATTCTATATATGGCAGAGAACCGCTACAACGATCAACAATACTGTCACATACAGTACACCAGTATGTATAACAGGTGCAAAAGGTGAGGATTCTATATTATTGTGTATAGAATCATCAAATGGCACGACATTCAAGAACAGCGATGTGGCAACTATATTCACAGTGAACATCTATGTGGGTGGAGTTGTGATTGATAACTCTTCAAAGCTGAGAGAAACATTTGGAGATAATGCATATCTGCAGTGGTTCATTAAAAGGCATGGAGAGACAGAATTCAGCAAGATCCCGTTAGATGATTCAAGACTCAACGATAACGGGTTCATGTTCACTATTTCAGCAAAAGACATTAAATTCAAGGCAGTATTCAACTGCGAATTAAACATTTAGGAGGAAAATTATGGCAATTAAAGCGGTCAATCAGATTGACGTTATCGACTTAACCGATGGTTATTCGGTTGTATTAACTAATGACAACTATACATTCTTAGGTACTACTACTTCTGTAAATGGTACACAGACAACTACTACACAGGTAATGGCATTATGTGGTAGCGAACAGGTTCCATGCACAGTAGGAACTATCACATGTCCTACAGGAATTTCAGCAGTTTCTGACGGCAAGTCACCAATGCCAACAATCACAGTTACTGCAACATCTGCATTAACTAAGAGTGGTACTATCACTATTCCTATCGTCGTTGATGATGATATCACAATCAACAAGACATTCAGTTTCTCAATTGCGTTCAAAGGTCAGACAGGACAGAATGGTACAAGTGTTACCGTAAGTTCCACTTCTGTAACTTACCAGGTCGGTGCAAGTGGAACTACTAAGCCAACAGGTGAATGGAGCGCTACTGTTCCAAATGTACCTAATGGTCAGTTCCTTTGGACTAAGACAGTAGTCAAGTACTCTGACGGCAAGTCAACAGAAGCCTATTCAGTCTCTTATAAAGGTACAAACGGCTCTAACGGTTCAGATGGTACAAGTGTTACTGTTAGTTCAACATCTGTTACATACCAGGCAGGCACAAGTGGAACAACTCCTCCGACAGGAACATGGAGTACTACAGTGCCTAGCGTGGCAAATGGTCAGTATCTATGGACAAAGACTGTTGTAAACTATTCGGATGGTAAGCATACTGAATCATATTCAGTTTCCTACAAAGGTACAAACGGCACAGATGGAAAGGATGGCTTAGACGCTATCACAATGGCAATTACTTCGAGTGGTGGAACAATCTTCAAGAACACTGCTATCGCTACAACTTTAACTGCTCATGTTTATAAAGGCGGAGTTGAAGTGACTGGCTCTGCGTTATCTGCATTAGGAACTATCAAGTGGTATAAGGATGGCGGAACTACTGCTGTAGCAACAGGTGCAACATACACAATCGGTGCAGGTGATATTACAAACAAGGCAACATTCAGCGCTCAGCTAGAAGGTTAATTATATGGTTAAGGCATCGGCTAGCATGACCCTCGTGAGAGTCAACGATGGCGAGGACGGGCAGGGAATTCGCTCAATCACTCCGGAGTATTACCTATCAGATTCAGCAACGGAAATGCCCGATGCAAGCAGTAACGGGTGGAAAAGCGTTCCCGATGACTACATTGACAAGCATTATTACTGGGTTAGATCGAAAATATTATGGGATGACGGATCATATACAACGACTACCCCAGTGCTTGCAAATGACCTAAAGTCAATCATTGATGATTACGACAACAGAATAAACAACATGAACAGTCAGCTGCAGCAGGCAACCAAGGATGCTTCTTCATCTATTGAACAGACCAAGACATCCATCTTACAGACAGTATCAGAGAATTATTACAGTGCCTCTGACGGCGCAAATCTTGCTTCTACTGTATCTACTATTCAGCAGACAACAGAAAGCATTCAGATGGGATTTGTAAAGAAAGAAGACTTTAGTTCTCTTTCTGATACTGTATCAAACAATCAGACTCAGCTGAATACTTATATCAGATTCAATGCAGAAGGCATAGAGATAGGTAAACAGGAATCTGAATTCAAAACCAAACAGACAAACAGCAAGTACTCTATTCTTCAGAACAATGACGAAGTAGCGTACTTTGCTAACAACAGAATGTATAACTCAAACATCGAAGTTTCTAGTTCACTAAGAATCGGAAACTTCGGATTCATTGTTAATCACGATGGATCTTTAACCTTTAAGAAAGTAGGTGGTGACTGATGGCAACATATGCAACATGCAGTGCATCGTTTGGTGGTGGCAATGGTAATGTCACAATGACAATGACACGAACAGGTGTTAATGTTGACGGAAACTATGATTTATGGACTGCTACACTGACAAAGTACTATAAGTGGAATATCAGCTCTAGTGCAACAAAGTACGGCTCTATGTGGGCAAATGGCGTTCTCATCTGGTCGGGTGGTGTGACTATCGGAGGAAGTGGAACAAAGACGCTTGCGACAGTTACAAACATCAAGATTCCTCATGACAGTAACGGTGGCAAGCATTTTGATTTCTCGTTCTCACAGGAATTGAAGGTAACTCTTTCGGGCAGTTATGTAGGTAGTGTATCTGCTTCGGGTGGTATCGACTGCGATGTTATTCCGAGAGCGACTAAGCCATACTGTTCTCCATCATCAGTTTATTTTGGCAACAGTGTCACAATCAAGACACCTAGGGCATCATCTGACTTTGGTCATGTAATCTCATACAGTTATTATGATATGAATGTACAGATTGCCGATAATCAGTGGAATGACGAATTCGGATGGACAGTACCGACTTCACTGATCAGCAAGATGACTAACACGTCATATTCATATATGACATTCAAGGTAGATACATACAATCGTGCCGGAAAGTACATCGGTACTAACTACTGCCGATTGGATTTAGTACTGCCATCGGGCTATGAGCCAACTGTAACAGGAATCACATACACAAATGAAGATGATGCAATTGCAAAAAGATTCGGAGCATCAACAATTATACAAGGTGTTTCGAAAGTTAAATGCAATGTATCTACCTCAACAAAGAATGGTGCTACAATCACGTACTACCAAAATGAAATTGACGGACAGAGTATACCTGGTCCAAACAGTTTCTTTACGACACAGCCACTCAAGTCTTCTGGTACAGTTGTTCTTAAATCAACGGTTACAGATTCGAGAGGTCAGAAGGCTACACTGTCTAAAAACATTAGTGTTACAGAGTGGTGGTCACCAGCAATCAAGAATGTAACTGCACAGCGTTGGAATGTTTCGACTAACAAAGCAGACGATGAAGGTACAGCGGTTAAGATTACTTATTCATTCTCCATTGCACCTGTTAACAGTAAGAATGATAAGACTATCATGATTCAGTACAAGAATGGTGAGACGTGGACTACTCTTGCAACTTACACTAATTCATACAGTGGCGAGAACAAGGTATATATATCATCTGCTGGCAAGTTCAATACGGATAATGCCTACTCGTTCAGAGTGCTTGTGAAGGATTACTTTACGACAGATGGTGTTGCATCTTATGCTGCAATTGCGCCTTCGTTCAAACTGCTTGATTTTTCAGCTGATGGCAAAGGAATTGGAGTTGGATGCAAGGCAGAGAGTGGTAAGTTAAAGGTGGATATGCCTCTTGAAGCACAATCATTTAATGGGTATGTATTTGATTTTGATACAGAGAATCAAGTAGATACGTGGGTGCCCGTGCTCGTGGATAAGAAGATACAGCATAGAGTTATTGGCTGGTCTGATTGGATCTCTTGTGGAACTAATGCATGTGGTATCACACTGAAATGCCGATATAACGACGGATTGAAACTCTGCGAACTGAACTGGGATGGCTTGGTGAATGCCCCAATCGGAGGGAATACCATGGGGTACATGTGGACGGGGTTTCCTGCCGATAAAAAACCAAGAAGTAATATGTTTATTCCTATAGCGAACCCTGCTGCAGACGCTGGGCTAGTAATCAGATATTACCCTTCAACCAACGACATTACAGCGGGTAATTTTACTTTGACTTCACTAAGAAACACTATAAACGATGTTTATATTTGCGGTTTTTATATGTATTCATACGCTAATAAATAAAGGGGAAGAAAATATGAAATTATATGATACATCATTAAAATACATGGATGCGATTAACGCTATCGGAGGCACTATTGTAGCGGTATTGACTGCTGCATTAGGCACACACTGGTTTTTATTCGTAGGCTTTTTAACATTAAACATCATTGACTACATCACAGGAATTAGAAAGTCTAGATTAACAGGCAAAGAAAATTCCGCTAAAGGAGTGCGTGGTGTATGGAAAAAACTCGGCTACTGGCTCATGGTGCTAGTAGCATTCCTTGCATCAGCAATCTTCATTGAGATTGGGCAGACAATTAACATCGATTTGACTATCACAACATATGTGGGATGGTTTACTTTGGCGTCTCTTATTATCAATGAGTTACGCAGCATCATCGAGAATTTTGTAGAAGCCGGAGACAATGTACCGTCTGTATTAACAAAAGGATTAGAAGTGGCAGAACAGGCTATTAACAAGGAGAATAACAATGGGTAATGATGAATTTTTAAAGATTGCAACTGAAGAAGTAAGAAGATATACAAAAGAACATCTAGAAGATCCACAGGATTTCGATATCTATGTAGTGTGGGTATGCAAGACACTTCAGAACAATAAGGCACTACTATCAACTACACTTCTTGATGGCATGTATTTTGAAGCAACTTATAATGGAGACAAAAAAGAATTATACTTTGATGCCTATCATAAATTAGAAAACAGATGTATTAAGGTGGAGGGTTAAACAATGGAATTACAGGACACAATCGAACTAATGAACAGTGCTGAATACAAAGATAGATTTAAGGCGGAATACTGGCAGGCAAAAATCAGATATGACAAATTAGATGATATGACTGTCAAGTATGAGGCACGTACCTTGACATTCATTCCTAGATGCTCACTCGATTTATTAAAAGAGCAGAAAAAGCATTTAGGAAATTATATTCGCACTCTTAAGATTAGAGCGGAAATCGAAGGAATTGAATTATAAGAAAGAAGGTATAAAGTATGATTATTAATGTACATGGTGGACATTCTCTTAAATGCAGAGGAGCAACAGGATTATTAGACGAAGTCAATGAAGACAGAAAAGTTAAAAATAAAGTCATTGAGTTGTTAAGAGCAAACGGACATACAGTATATGACTGTACTGATGATAATGGAAAAGACCAGAATTCTAACTTAAAAGCAATTGTAAATAAGTGTAATGATCATAAGGTTGACTTAGATGTCTCTATTCATCTCAACGCTGGAGGCGGAACAGGTACAGAGGTATATGTATATAGCGATAAGTCGAAAGCGAAAGATGAAGCTACTAGAATTGCTGATAACATTTCTAGAACTTTAGGAATCAGAAATAGAGGGGTTAAAACATCTGCGAAGTTATATGTGTTGAGAAAGACTAATTCTCCAGCACTTCTAATTGAGTGCTGCTTTGTTGACAACGCTATTGATAAAGTGAAATGGAACGCTGACAAGTGTGCAAAGGCAATTGTAGAGGGTATCTTAAATAAGAGTGTTAATGAACACGTTGAAACTCCTACACCTAAGCCACAGAGCAATGCATCTAGCACTTTAGGTACTTATATGATTACTGCTAGTGATTTAAGTGTCAGAACAGGACCGGGCGCAGGATATAGAAGAAAAACATACAATGAATTAACTAAGAACGCTAAGGCTCACGATTACGACAAGGACGGCTGTCTAAATTATGGCACTCGTGTCACTGTATCTCAATTCGATGGAGATTGGGCAAAGATTCCTAGTGGATGGGTTGCTAGAAAGTATTTGAAAAAAGTCTAATTCTACTTTTATTCTAAGTATATTCATAAAGATGTTGACTACACGAAAATTTAAAGCATAAGAAAAGACCAGGGCTATCTGCTCTGGTCCTTTTTTGCGTTTTCAATAACTGCTTCCATTGTTTTTCTTATAACTTCAGATTGTTTGATTCCTAATTTATTGCAAGCATCTCTAAATTCTTCTACAAATTCGCTAGGATATGAACAACTGAGTTTTTTAATATTGGCTTTTGCATATTTTTTTTGTGCCTTATATTTATCATCCATGATAACAACTCCTTTATTTGATTAGTATTGATATTAATGTGAGAATGATGTTGATTGAAAGTAATACGATAACAATCATTTTTCCTTTTTCTGTCATAATTATTGACTCCTTTACATTTAGATATATAATGGAATTAAGGAAGGGCCGAAGCCCACTCCTTAATTATAGTACTAAACTAATGATAGTTAGCACTATTTGAATCAAAGCTAGGAAAATCATAATCTTGTCGTCCAAACAGATTTTTTGATTTCTAGCTTTTTTCTTTTTGCTCATTTCTATCACCTCCGTTCCTTACATATATATCATACCATATACGGACGTATATGTAAAGCGTTATATTGATAATATACATAAATTTTATATAAAAATTAATGATATTCTTTTCTAACGCTCATTTTGAGTGTTAGAACTTATCATAAAATAAAAAAATGGCTTAGTAAGCCATAAAACTAGAATTATAAGTGAGCGTTAAATAAGTGTTAGAATGAGCGTTATAAATATATGATGCGCCACTATGTAAGTACTAAACTAGTAAC